CAGACATAATCACTAGAGTATCTGGTGTAAAACATCCTCTTCCTGGGCCGGGCAACCAACCCTTACGACTCACAAAATTAACAATATCTTGTACAATAAGGAAGTAACTACTTAGGTTAGCTCCTTGTAAAACATCTAATTCATATTTAATTCTATCTACATATTTTTGATGTTCTTCTTTTGGGATAACATTAGCTATTTTTTCTTTCCAGCCCTTACGGCAAAGTTCTCGTAAATATTCAGCATCGTCAAAGCCAGCCGGACAATCGAATGGTGGTAGTTGTGGCTTACTTAATATGTCATATTCTTCTATAAGATTGGCGACAAATTGTGTGTTAGCTATTTCTTCTTCAGTATGTAACACCGCTATCTCTTCTTGCGATAAAATATGATAATTATCTGATGTAAAGAAACAACCCATCGGAACATCTTGATCGTTAGATAATTTACGGCTAATGTCAGGAAAGGTCATTTTCAGATTATTACATAGCAAGATTCGTTGATCTATTGCATCTTCTTTTTTGCAATAATGTGCGTCTGGTGTGCAAATAACCTTTGTTTCGGTTTGCTTACCGATTTGCCTTACGGCATTTGTAAGTTCAACTTGAACAGTCAAATTGTCTTTATCCATTAGTTGGGCTTCTAAAAAGACATCACTAAAATTTTCTTTCAAATACTTAACGTGTGCAATACCAAGATTTAACCAATCGGGTTTTAGTGTGTATTCATCGAGCAATATATCCGCAAGCGTAGAACCTAGATGCCCAGTGATAACGATTAAATTGCCACTGTCCAACCTTGATAATGTTTTAAGATCTAGTCTAGGTTTATGATAATAATGTTCTGGCTTATTAGATTCGGATACTATCCTAATTAAATCTTTCCAACCATTATAGTTTTTTGCTAAAATAAGAAAATGAGATAGATTACGGTTATCTTTTTCTTTTATGGTTGGGTCTTGTTCACAAATATACAGCTCGCAACCTAGTAGGGGTTTAATACCCGCATTTTTCATTGCTGTATAAAATTTAATAGCCCCAGCTATATTCCCATGATCTGTTAAGGCACACGCCGACGCATTAATTTCTTTGCATCTTTGTGCCATTTGTTCAGGCTTAGATAAACCATCCAATAGACTAAACATACTATGACAATGAAGTGGAATATAATTCATTCTGCGCTTCCGGGTGCTTTGTATTTTCCTACACTATAACCTGGAACCGTGTATTCGTCAACCACCCGATCTATACCTTTTAGTGCAATGTCATGTTTAACCTGTTCGCATTTCGTCATACGCTTACCTTGATCACAAATTTGACCGTCTCTATATTCTATCAAAGGCGAAATGTTTGTATCCTCAAAAGTAGTTTTACCAAAATGACATAACTTATTACATTTCCAAGTGCGATTTAACTGCGGAACTTTGGTATTTTTAATTGCGTCAAATTTTTTGCGAATCATATTTTCTGTATAAGATAAATCTGATCTATCGTAACATATTGAAAAAGCTCCACCGTCATTAATAAAGTTGATACTTACAATCACATGATCTATATCAGGATATAATGCACTAACAGCATAATGATAAATTCTTAACTGTGGATCATTTTGTAATTTGGCCAATGTCTTTTCTTCTCCTGTTGCCCAATCTAATCTTTTGCCTGTTTTCCAGTCGATAATTTCTAGTGTAGAATCATTAACTTTAGTAATTAGGTCAATAGTACCTTTAATAGCCAAATTACCTTCTAAAAACCCTTCTTTGGTATTATATTTATATTTTGCCCAGGGTTTGTCTATTACTATATCAAAATGTTGTTCTGGCTGAACTATATCTCTGTTCCTTGGATCAAACGTACCATTGTGGTCGTTGAGGGCTTTATAGACCCATTTATGGCAATCTTTTAGATCTTTGACTTCCCACTCATGGTGTTTAAACTGGGTCGAGTAATAGGTGTAGATCTGATCAATAATTTTATCCAAATTATACTTTTTTGTATCAATATCTCCTAAAATATCATCATTATAAAGCTTTTCTTTATTTTGCAACGATAACTTAATTCCTGCTAAAATTTCCAAGACCTTGTGGCATATTGTGCCTTTATCAGCTTTTTTATTGGACGGACCTCTCATACCAAGCACATACTCAAAAAAGTATTGTTGTGGACACATAGAATGAGTTCCATCAGAACTACTTCTGAGATATGTAATTATAATGGCAGCACCCCTTTACTTTTAATAAATTCGTAAATAAGCTTGTTTTGTTCTGTAATATTAACACTATGATTATCTATTACTAAATCAAAAATCGATTGATCAAAATTTTCTGGATCTAAAGCAATTTCACTGCTATGAGATGAATTGTATGGATTACGACTTAGCTTAACTATTAGACCTCTCGCTTCTTTAATAGCGGTTACTTCATTAGGAAATCGGCAGTCTGCAATAAGAGCTAAGTCGGGTTTGTCTTTATTTATTCTTCTAATTGTAGCACTAGACCATACATTGTGTTGCATAGTACGAAACATATCCGTTCCAACAATCTGCAATACTTCTCTTGCTGTTAATTGATTGCCGCCCCAATAACAGTCCACTAATTGATTTTTATCTTCATCTGTGCCATAACATTGACTATATTCCAATCCCAGTATGTCTATGCATAATATTTTTAATGGATCTGCAAAATTATAAATCTTGCAATCTCCAACAGAAACACTATCGAATAAAGTTTTTACAAATTCTGCTGATGTTGTTTTACCAGACTGTTTTCGTCCAGCAAATGCTATAATATTGGTCATAGTATTCTTTCTAACAAAGGCTTAATTTCATTATTTATTTCTGCTGATGTCATTTCTCCAATATCTGGTTTACTAATTTGTGGAATAAATATTCTATAGGTATTTTGACATTTACTTTTAATCTGTTCTGCTGCTTTTTGTCCAGCCTCGTCGTTGTCTGTTAGAATTACTAAATTCATAGCACCAGAAGAATCCAGTAATATTTTTTGTCTATCGCTCATAGATGAGCCAAAAATTCCAACACTATTATGTATACCGTTTTCCTCTAGCTTCCAAACATTACCAGGGCTTTCAACAATGATTGCTGTGTGAGTCTTCATAATATGATCTTTAGCAAACCATAGATTGTAAAGATGGTTCTGGCTTTTTAAGTCAGTATTATGTTTCCATTTTGAGTATTTCCACCTATCGTCATGATCCGGACAATGATTTTCAGGATTGTGATAACTCTTACAAGATTCGCATTTTTCGTATAAGCTACGTCCGGTGCAGCCTACCATATATTGGTAATTTATATCATAAATAGGTACTACAATTCTATCTCTCATTTCTTTTTGAGGATTAGTACATAAACCCACATCATATTTTGATAAAATTTCTGACGAAAAACCTCTATTTACATAATAAGACGCTGGGATTTCTAGTGTCTTTATTATTTGTCGTCTATGTATTTTAGGAGTATTGTTAGTATCTCTATTAGTATTTAAATAATTAACAACACAAGAAAATTGTTTTTTATCTCGATCGACTTTTGATATTTTAATATCTGATAAATCTTTATTGATAAATTTTGTAGCAAAATCTACTGCCTCTTTAAAAGAGCACATATCATCGCCCTGTTTTCTCCAGCCATATTTTTTATTAGAAATTAGACCCCTAATAAATCCAATAACAGAGCCTTTAAAAATCTTTTCACAATTGTGTGTTCGACATTTCCAATTTCCTCTATATGACTCACCTTCTGGATATAGATTTATTGCAGACGGATTGTCTCCGTCATGTATGGGGCAACACATCGTAATCATTTTATGATTAGTTTTGTAATCAATATCAAAAGAATCTAATAAAGAATCTATATTATCGCAAATTTCATCACTCTTGAGAATTATTCATTACTTCCAACCTTGTACGGCCTTCCGTAATTTTAGCACACCAACCTTTCATGTTACAGTTAATATAGTCGTTATCGTCCAAACCTCCACCGTGTCGGCTAATTAAAGGAACCAATTTTCTGTTCCCATTGGATGGTCCGTCTTCTGCAATTTCTTCGTCGCTCTTTCTTTTGAAAATAGTAAAATTGCTACACAGCCAAATAATTCTGTCAGAGCCACTTGCTGAATCCGTGCTTTCTTTCGTAATGCCGTCTCTATTTAATTGAATAAACGCCATGATTGGCACTTTATATCTAACGGCAAAATTATGTAAACTAGTCATCATAAAACCCAAAACCTGATATTCTTTAAGATCCTGACTAATTCCGGCGCTATCCATTAGTTTTATATAATCATAAAATATAACACAATCTTTTGCTGTTCCGTCATCGTTTAAGCCTACTTCTTTTACAAGCCATCTTCTCATAATAGCTAATTGATCTTCAAATGGCTTACCAGCAATACTTTTGTGATACAGCTTCATATCTTTAAGTTCTTCTGCTGCTTTTAAAAGTTTGTTTCGTTTTTCTGGAGATGATCTTCTTTATTCATTTCGGTATCCATATTTAAAACAGGAATACCGAGAGTAGCAATATTTTTGCCTATATTGTCTGATAACAAAGTTTTACCAGTTTTTGGTCTTGCTCCAATAATATTCACTGTTCCTCTTCGCAAGCCGCCACCAATTGCTTGGTCATATATTGGAAATCCAGTAGGAATACCAACTTGGTCTGTTTTATTTTCTTCGAGATGTTTTAAGTATTGATCAATCTCATTACCTATTTGCTCCGGACCACTATCGCTATCATTAAGCAAAGATGTGAAATTGAATATACTGTCTTCTGCGATGCCTATAATAGAAGATATAGGTTCGTTACCAGTTACTTCTAAGATTTTGTCTTGTGTTTGTTCTAATTGTTTTCTTAGTAGTCTGGCAATTTCTAATTTACGGATTTTTGCAGCAAATTTGCGGACATTTTCTTCGCTAACAGGAAAATCCATGATAGCTTTTAAATGCTGGGCTTCTTCTTTTTTGTTAAGAACATTTGCAACGCCCAGTTCTTGTGCAACAGAATATATAGAAGCTATATCTATCTTAGATTTGTTTTCGCTCTCAAATAAAGTCTTGAGA